ACCTTACCGTAGGGAGACTATAGATTATCCGTCTCAGCCTATGATGGGTATTGCCAGCAAACCTGACACCAGTTATAAAAAAGAAGTATCTAAACAATATACTTTGGCTCCTGCCTACAACAAAGGTGCGTACCAAGTAATCCCACTAGACAACATAAAACATATAGGAAAGTAAAATGCCAATTAAGTTCAAACCTTCACAAAAAGTATTGTTAGACCGTAAAGCACAGAAGTACTCTACTCAACATTTCTATATGAAAACTACCTCTACTACAGAGTTAGTAAAAGAATTAGCGAGAGCAGTACCAAAAGTACAACAAAAAATCCGTAACGAATTAACCAGAAGAAAAGTAGAATACTAATATGAATGTTCAGGATTTACTAGAAAGCAAGAAAGTAGAGTATGTATATAAAGGTCAAGACTTCTTGGTCAAGTGCATAAATCCTGAGCATCCTGATAGAAATCCTAGTATGCGGGTAGATCAGATTACTGGAGTATTCCAATGTTTTAGTTGTGAGTACAAAGGTAATCTATTTACGCATTTTGGGGAAAAGGCAAACCAACTGCAATTAAAGCGTGAACTTTTAAAGAAGCGTATAAACGAAAAACGCGCTGAGAGCATTGGTTTGTCTTTTCCCAAAAGTGCGGTACCTTATATTGGAAACTGGAGAGATATAAAACCGGAAACCTACAGACGATTCGAAGCCTTTAACAGTGTAGACAAAGATCACATTGGTCGAATCGTTTTTCCTGTACGAGATATGTCAGGCAGAATAGTAGCCTTTAACGGTAGACATACAGCTCAAGGAATTCCGAAATACATGATCACTCCAGCGGGGGCAAGGATGCCATTATTTCCTGTAGTAAAACCAATACAAGGTGCAATCATATTAGTAGAAGGTATATACGATATGATTAATTTGCACGATAAAGGTTTAGATAATGCTGTTTGCTGTTTTGGAACAAAGAATATAAATACAGATAAGCTATCCATGCTAAAAATACAAGGGATAGACAGTGTAGACATTTTCTTTGACGGCGACGATGCCGGACAGCAAGCAGCATCTAAAGTTAAAGAAATGTGTGAGCAGGTAGAGTTGGTGTGTAGAAACATTCACTTAAACAATACCGACCCTGGCGCATTAACCGAACAACGAGTACGTAAACTAAGAGAAAAATTATATGCCTAAAGTTGCATTAGTAGAAACTAAACCAAGTAGAACACGCTTCAAACAAGAGTTCGATAGCGCCTTTGAATTCGACCAGTATCAGCTATGCTCAGACCCAACACTAAAGAAAGTCTTAAAGAAGGACTGCGATATTGAGATTGATATCGATGCCTATGACTGGATCATTTTAGTCGGATCTGACGCACTAAAGTACTTTACCAAAATTAATTCAGTTACGGAATACTCTGGCAAATGCATAGAGGATAAGTTCTTGCCTGTAATTAATCCTGCCATGCTCGCTTTCAAACCAGAAGCTCGTAGCACGTGGGACTCTTCTAGAGATAGTATCATTGCATATATCAACGGAGAAGTTCAAGAAGTAGTAATTGATGAGACTGTAGCTCGCGGTATTCAAGATACGGACGAAGCTAATGATTACTTTCAGAAAGCTATAGATTGGGACTTAGATTACGTTGCACTAGATTCCGAGACCACTGGCCTGTACCCTAGAGATGGTCATATTCTAGGCTTATCCCTATCTTACCGACCAGATGAAGGTGTATACATAGACACCACTTGCTTAGACGAGAAATCTGAGGAATTACTGCAGGAGCTATTCACAAAGAAGAGAGTTATCTTTCACAATGCTAAGTTCGATATTGCATTCTTTGAGTACCATTTGAATTTCAAGTTCCCACGTTTTGAAGACACAATGCTATTACACTACATCATTGATGAGAACTCACGTCACGGTCTAAAAGAGCTTTCTCTAAAGTACACTAAGTATGGCGACTATGAGAAGCCAATGTATGACTGGATGGACAGCTATAGAAAGCAAACTGGCATGTTAAAGAAAGACTTTACTTGGGATTTGATTCCGTTTGATACTATGTACACATATGCCTCACTAGATGCTGTGTGTACATTCCTTTTATACGAAAAGTTTGTTAAAATACTAGGCAATGTTAAACTCAAGTCTGTATACGAGAATATACTTATTCCTGGCTGCCGCTTCTTAACAGATGTACAAGATAATGGTGTACCATTTGATCAAGGCCGTCTATTAGCATCTCAAGATATTATGCAAGTAGACATTGATAAAGCCGTAGCGGGGTTGTATAAAAATCCTAAGATTGCAGAGTTCGAGAAAATTCAGGGCAAAGAGTTCAACCCTAACAGTACGATGCAATTACGAGCACTTTTATTCGATTTTATCGGTCTACAGCCTACAGGCAAGAAGACCGGCACAGGAGCAAACAGTACCGATGTAGAAGTACTAACTGAGCTGTCTCAAAAGTCTGAAGTACCTGCACTTATTATTGACATTCGACAGAAAAGTAAGATCAAGAACACGTACCTTGATAAGATCATACCACAGCTTGACCGTGATAGTAGATTACGTACTGGATTTAACTTACACACTACAACATCAGGTCGTTTATCTAGTAGTGGTAAACTTAATATGCAGCAGCTGCCTCGTGACAACCCTACTGTTAAAGGTTGTATCAAAGCTGCTCCAGGCCATCAAATAGTGGCAATGGATTTAACAACAGCAGAGGTATATGTAGCAGCGGTACTAGCAAAAGATAAAGCCCTTATGGATGTGTTCCGTAGTGGTGGTAACTTTCACTCAACTATTGCACACAAAGTATTTCGACTACCATGTGCCGTAGAAGACGTAGCAGAGCTATTCGGCGATAAACGCCAAGCAGCTAAAGCAGTAACCTTCGGCATTATGTATGGTGCTGGGCCTGCAAAAATCAGTGAACAAGTTACCAAAGATTCAGGTAAATACTTTAGTAAACAAGAAGCCCAAGAGACTATCAGTGATTATTTCAATGAGTTTCACCAATTAAAAGCATGGATTGACAATAACGAAGACTTCATTAAGAAAAATGGGTTTATCTATAGTTATTTCGGTCGCAAACGGAGATTACCAAATGTCGCCTCTACAGATAACAGTATCGCAAGTAGTAGTGTTAGGAGTGGTCTTAACTTTCTGGTGCAGTCTGCTGCTTCTGATATTAATTTAATGGGTGGCATTGATATGAACGAACATATCAAAGCTAAGAAGATGAAAAGCAGAATCTTTGCTCTAGTACACGATAGTATTCTAGCAGAGGTTCCAGACGATGAGATAGAGGATTACTGTGAGCAACTTCAAAAATACATTCAACAAGATAGGGGTATATTTATACCGGGTGCACCTGTGGGCTGTGACTTCGAGATTGGCGGTGATTATTCGATGGGCAAGTATGAAAAGCTATATCTCTGATATGTGGAAGATTTGGTGTAAAGCCATGGGTACAAAAGCTTTCGAAGACAATAGAAAGGCAGATAAGGTAGCTATAGTACGTACTATATGGGTTTTATTTAATATGATTACTTGTTGTTTCATTATAGCGTCAGGCATGGTGAATCTAGGGTGGATACAATGAGCGGTGGATTAATTGCATTAACTGGAGGTATATATCTATATGTCGGTCTGGAGCAGTATTATAAGTTTAATAATCTTCCTATGTTGTACACATATATTGGCTATGCTTTCGCTAATGTAGGCCTGTACATGATGGCTAGTAGATAATGGTAATAACCCTTAAAGATGTGAGGAACGTAGAGTTTCCTATATATGTTCTTCCTCACGAGGATTGGAGCTTTTCCGATGGGCTTATGTTCATGGATGGAAAGGTTGTAGACGATAGAAATATGAAAGGAGATACACTCGGAGTTCGTAGGTTGCAGACATCCTACCCTAGTATGTTTCCTTTGAAGCGACAGATAGACTCTTTCAATGGATTATTAAAGCAGAGCCAAAAGACTTTCATAGATAGTAAGGGTAGACCTTTTATCTACGAGAAAAGTACTTGGTGCAGCCTTCAGTACTCTAGAATTAAAAAGAAAGAACTAAGAGATGAATATTGTTTACTTTGGCTAGAAAACACTTCTAGCCCGTTCTCAGTACCAAGACCTCCAGAAGCTACTATGGCTTTTGCAGGAGTACTCTACTTATCTGGGCTACCATGGATATTATACGAATATTCAGATAGCCGAAAGAAAAAGACACGGAGAAAGGTTTGAAAAAACGAAATAGAGGACAACAGACGCAAAACATGAATTTGAGGCTACAAGAGATTGAGCCTCTAACAAAAAATCAGTTAGCGGCTTTTGAATCAAACAATAATCTGGTAATGCATGGACTTGCAGGCACAGGTAAAACCTTTATATCGTCATATCTAGCGTATGACGACATTGAAAAAGGGTATGCAGACACTCTAATTATTATTAGAAGCGCTGTACCCACTAGAGACATCGGATTCCTTCCGGGGAGTGAGAAAGAGAAGTCAGCAGTGTATGAAGAGCCCTACAAAGATGTGGCAACACATTTATTTGATAGAGGTGACGCATATGAGATTATGAAACAAAAGAACATAGTTCAATTTATGACTACTTCTTTTATTCGAGGCATAACACTACGAAATGCAGTCATTATAGTAGACGAATGCCAGAATATGAGTTTCCATGAGCTAGACTCTATTATTACTCGTGTAGGAGAGAATTGCAGAATCATGTTCTGTGGTGACTTTAGACAAAGTGATCTTAAACGTAACGAGCTACTATCTTGGCTAAAAGTATTAGAAAGGATGGAAGAGTTCGATTTTATTGAGTTCGGGGTTGACGACATCGTAAGAAGTGAGTTCGTCAAGAAATATATAATTGCAAAAATGGAAGTAGAAGATGAAGGTTAAGATTATCAGCCATAGTGCGGCTCCACAAAGGGATAAAACTCCCTTAGAGCTTGTGGCATACTGTGCTAGAGTTAGTAACCCTAGTAATCAGAATAATAGTGCTACGAGTGAAAAACTGGTAAAGTACTTAGTAAAACATAAACACTGGTCTCCTCTTGAGATGGTAAATGTGTGTCTAGAAATAGAGACTACTAGAGATATAGCTAGACAGTTACTTCGTCATAGGTCTTTCACTTTCCAAGAGTTTTCCCAGAGATACGCAAACCCTGACCAGGCGTTTGATGATATGTTTGAGAAACGTGAAGCCAGGATGCAAGATGAAAAGAATCGTCAAAACTCGGTAGAAGTAGACGATCTAAAAATTGAAACAGAATGGTTTCGCATTCAAAGCCGTGTAGAATGGATGTGTAAAAAACAATACCAAGCTGCTATTAAGTTAGGTATCGCGAAAGAGCAGGCTAGAGCATTATTGCCAGAAGGCTTAACAAAGTCTAGGTTATATGTTAGTGGTTCTCTTCGTAGTTGGATACACTATATTGACATTCGCTCTGGTAACGGAACACAAAAAGAGCACATGGACTTAGCCAAGGCATGCGGTGAAATTATTTATGAACTATTCCCAGTGGACTTAAATGAAAGCAGTAATTAGCAACAGAATATATATGGAAGTTCCTATCGATTTGCAATTAGAGATCGATAAGGAGCTTACGTATATGATTGCCTCGCATAATCCTAGTGACCCTCCACAGGTTATTAAGAATATGTCAATAATTAGAACGGGTTTGATCTCTATTCCAATAGGAAGAACAGATCTTATCCCGACTAATTACGAGATAATCGATAAGCGTTTAATGCCGAAAGCAGACTTTCCTGACTTTAAGTTCCCGTTACGTGCTAGTCAACAGGAGGTTTATGACGACCTCGATGACAACTGCATAGTAAACGCTTGGGTCAGTTGGGGTAAGACTTTTACAGGTTTAGCCATGGCAGGTAAACTTGGTTTAAAAACTCTTGTTATTGTACACACTGTACCTCTTCGCAATCAGTGGGCGAAAGAAGTAGAGAAAGTCTATGGTTTTAAGGCTGGAATTATAGGCAGTGGAAAGTTTGAAATTGATAGTCCTATAGTCATAGGCAATACACAAACTTTATACCGAAATATAGACAAGATAAAGAAGGAATTCGGCACTATCATTCTAGATGAAATGCACCACGTTAGTAGTCCGACCTTTTCCAAACTACTAGATTCAAATTACTGTAGATATAAGATAGGTCTGTCTGGCACGATACAAAGAAAAGATGGGAAACATGTTGTGTTTAGAGATTACTTTGGCAGTAAAGTATATAAACCACCTAAAGAGAACTATATGGTTCCTAAAGTCCATCTAGTACAATCTGAAGTAAGATTTATGGATGGCAACAAGACACCTTGGGCAAACCGTGTAACAGCATTGTCCACTAATGAGGAATATATACACACAGTCGCTATGCTGGCTGCGGCCTACGCCGCAAAAGGGCATAAAGTGCTCGTAGTGAGCGATCGTGTCCAGTTTTTGAAGGTATGCGCCGAATTAGCAGGTGAAAAAGCAGTTTGTGTTACGGGCGACGTCCCGCATGAGCAAAGAGAAGAGATAATAGATGAAATTAAACATACTAGCAAGAATATTTTATTTGGCACTCAAAGTATTTTTAGTGAGGGCATTAGCGTGGACGTACTATCTTGTCTTATTCTTGGGACTCCTATCAATAATGAGCCCCTCCTAACTCAATTAGTCGGCCGAGTTATACGAAAGAGAGAAGGCAAGGTACAACCTGTAATAGTTGATATTCAATTGAAAGGTAACACAGCCAAAAGGCAAGCGTCCAATCGTATAGGACACTATATGAAAGAAGGTTATGAGATCACATACATTTAAAAAAATAGTTCTTGACAAACGCTTAATTATTTGGTATAATAATGCTCTTATTTAATTGGAAGAAGATTTACGAAAAAGCGGAGGGGAGCTCTAACAATGTGTTAGAGATTCTCCACATGCTTCATAAGAAGAAGATACCTTTTAATAGGTATGACCCATTGTATAAGTACATGGGTGAAAGCTTTTCAGGAGATTCCTTTTTATTAGCTCCTGATGCTCTTTTAGATTATGCTTTTAAGTATGATTCTAAGGAGGTAGCAGTATATATTGCATTGGCTTCTAGACGCAAATTAGCCGATTATATTGCATTTAATAAAAAGACTTTGAGTGTGCGTCACGCTCCACAACTAATAGATTTAATAAACCAAAACAGACTACTTTTTATAGAAGATGGACAAATCCACTTTATATACGAAGAAGCCCACCGGAGAAAGTAAAACAATGGCAATTTCATTCAATAAGCAAAAAGGTTCAGCACAAAAATCCTCAAACAACTCTTACAAGTACGTAGACGGCGACAATAAAGTTCGTATCGTTGGCGATATTCTTGCACGTTATGTTTACTGGATTAAAGGCGAGAACGACAAAAATCTACCTTTAGAGTGTCTTTCTTTTGACCGTGACGCAGAAGCGTTTACTAACAAAGAAAAAGACTGGGTTCGTGAGTACTACCCTGACCTTAAATGTGGTTGGTCTTATGCTACACAGTGTATCGA